GACTTAGATGCCAGCGATGGTATCTTCTAGACTTGTCTTGTTAGACTGCAGTGCATTGTCTAACATACTTTCATATGGAGGATCACTATGTCTGCTAAAGGAGTTCGATTTCGTGTTAGAAAAACACCCACGTTAGTTCCTAACGTGTCTCAGAAAATAGGGGATATTTTCCTCTATGACGGCAATAAATGGGTCCCACATCCGTGGGGTTCTTCCATTTCTGTCGTTCCTAATGAGAATTGGTACCAAAAGATTGAGTCTTGCCGGGATGAAACCCATGCAGGACCTCCTTGGACCGAAGGTGGACCCTTCACGAAAATTACAATCAAACTCCCGACCTTTAAGGTCAGTGGTATTGGAGCGCATGATTCACAAGGTGCCCTATGGCCAACTGGCGTAGGGAATTACCCTGTGAGATACGTTGGGGGATTTTGTAACCCTCAATTTGTTGGAGACCCGATTCCGACGGTCAAATATTTGACGCCTGAAACGTTAGTCTCTGGCAACTATCTCCTACCATCTATAGCAAACTGGAGTGCCCAGGCTTATGGTAAAACTAAGCCTGTCCTTGAGAAAGCTGGTGCTGCTGTCGCCTTGGCTGAGTCTCGTGACTTGCCGAGGATGATGAAGACTACCGGCCAAGCTTTTTCTTTTGCTTGGAATCGGATTGTCGAAACCACGACTCGCGATTTTCGCAAGGCGCGACGAGCAGATTACTGGAGGCAAGCCCCAAAGGCTGCCTCTGATCAGTTTCTCAATGAGCAATTTGGCTGGATTCCGTTTTTGAATGATCTCGCCCATTTTAAGGACGTTTATGATCATTCCCATGAGTATGCCGGTCGCATAGCGAACGACAATAACAAGTGGGTGAAACGGAAGCGCACTCTCTTAGCCGGTGAACCTGTGTATACTCGTATTGACGGTGGCATTGGCCAGAGGTGCGAACCTCTTGGCGGTATGTTTTCGTCTGGTACGTTGTTTAGAGCCCAGCCTACGTGGGAATGCGGGATGATAACATCTACGCATGTCACGACATCTGGTCTCTTTAAATACTACAGGCCCGAGTTCGATTATCATAACCCTAACTATCATGGAGCGTTTAATACGGCCATGAGAGCAGCGACGTTATACGGCGCGAGGGTTAGTCCGTCGAACATCTATAAAGCGATCCCTTGGTCATGGCTCATCGACTGGTTCACCAACTTTGGCGATATCGTTGATACCGCTTCTGGTTGGGCCGTCGATGGGATTGTGGCCAAATACTTGTACCTTATGCATCACCAAATGCGGACGATACGCCTTACTCAGGTGTTACCGTTCAAAGATGGAGATGTTGTGCTTCAATGGTTTCGCACATGCGAAGTCAAGAGGCGCGAGGAAGCAAGTAGTCCATATGGGTTTAGCCTGTCTGGGACAGCTTTAACTCTCAGACAAATGGCGATCCTTACTGCGATCGGGATTGGCGGGAAATTCCCGCAGATCTATCCGTAACCACATCGGATAACGACGTCGTTGGGATTATCTATCCATTGCCTTAGGTAATATGCGTGTCC